TGTCCTCTTTTTACCTGATTGATATAGTCAACTACTATTACTCTTGGGTCGAGTTTCTTTACTTTTTTATCTAATTCTGTACGAAGATTTGCCAGAGAAAGACTAGGATTGTAAATAATATCTAGTTGTTTCTCTCTAAGCGGATTCTTTATTAGCTCTTGATGAAACTTTCTAAAATCTCTGTGCGATAGATAATCGTGATAAAACCTCTCCCCACTCTCAAATCGAGAAGCCCACCATTCAGCTACTAATTGCCACTCTGCAAAAGACAGATTCCCGTTCCTGAGTGCTCCGGCTGGTACACCAGTGGCAATAGCACAGCACCTCTGCATAATAGCTTGTGCTGTCATTTCGATTGTAAAATACATTACTGAATGTCCTTGTTGAAAGATATTTGTAGCAATATTGGCACAGGTCACTGACTTACCTGCTCCACGCTTACCACCAATCAAAACAAGGTCTGTGGGCGAAAACTTGTGAAGCCTATCATACTCGTCATTGAGAGTAAGGGAGAGGTTTCTCAGGAGATCGTCTTCGCTAGATATAAGTTCCATTTTCTGCATATTTTCACCTGGCGGTTGCAGTTGAACTTTATCTTCTAAATCCATAACTATAGCCTGCAATGCTTCTATACTTTCAGCGGCAGATTCCACAGCAACAATATTCTCTAAGTAATTCTCTAGTTGAGACATTACTTCTATCTGAGTATATTCATTTTTCAGATATTCGAGAAGTGTCGCTGCTTCTATATCTATAGACTCAGCTTTTTCAAGAGAGTTAAATTTATCTCGTAGATTGCCATCCCTAAGAAATAACTGGATAGCTTCGAAAGAGGGAAGTATGTTATGTTCCTCAACGTATTTGTTAAGAACATTCCACAATGGTACATACTCAGCAGGAAAATAGTGTTTTTCACACTCCGCCCAGGTGTCCATATCGCAATCCGCGATGATAGACTTAAGTAGAATACTGGACAGGTTCAATTATGGGTTCCTCGCAGAGGTAAATAAGCACGAAAAAGCTGGAAGGAGGGTTGCCCCGTCCTCCCAGCGATTTTCCCGATAGGATTAATTAGCCGTTAGCTTTAGCAGCTTTGGCAGCACCATCATAGTTTGACGCAGTCAAACCACGACGGGTCAGCATGGTCTTAACACCACGGGCAGTTTTGCCGATTTCATCGGCAATTTGCTCTACAGTCATAGAAGCAACGTCAACACCTTCCAGTGGGTCAACGCGGGTAGTACCCTTGCTTTCTTTCTGCTGAGGGATAGCAGAGATCGACTCAGAGCGAAGCAGTGACAAAGCCTTGCCTCGAACCTGGTTTACACTGCGGCCCAATGCTTCCGCGATGTCTTCCAGATACGCGCCTTCATTCGCCATAGAAACGAAAGTAGCCTCTTCCTGCTCGTTAAAAGTGCGAACACTTTCTTGCTTAGGAGTAGGCTTGACGTGCTCGGTCAGCTGCATAGAAAGGAGCTTACCCTGAATTTGCTTGGAAGAAAACTCACCGTTTTCAAAAGCGTCAGCAATTTGAGAGTAAGTATAATTACCACTATTCGTGGTAACAAAAGTAGCCAGAGTAGATTCTTGCTTTTCAGAAAATTTGCGAGAAACTACAGAAGAAGAAGATTCTACTTCATAGCCCATTTTGCGAAGTTTTGCTGCTACAGACTTGTTAGAAGTCTCAAGAGTAGTCGCAGCCTCTTGTACAGTGGCTTGAGAGATAGGAGTCTCATCGCCAATAAAATCAGTCAGCGCAGAAGTGCGCTCATCAGTCCACTTAGGAAGTGCCATAAATTATGCTCCAATTAATTCGTTAAGGTTATTAATAACAGAGACACCCATGTCTCTAGCTTTTTTAGTTTTTGCGGATTCCATCCCGCCTTCGTTGAGAAGAATAGTTACGTCCTTTGTAACACTAGACTTTATAATATAGCCTGCCTGAGTAAGTAGCTCTTGAGCCTGACTTTTTGTTTTAACAGATACCAAACGTCCTGTAATACATACTACTCCCTTAGTGGGTGTGGTTTTTACTTTTTCAGATTTAAAGCTAAATGGTAAGAGGTTGTATCCTTCCAGATACCCTTCATAAAACCAATCCATTAGATTCTCAGTGGCTTTTGGGCCTAGTCCCGCCTCAACGCATACTGCGCTAGTCAAATCTTTAAGATCCACTAAGACCTTGCAGAGTTTTTCTGAGGCAGTTTTTCCGATTAACGGAATAGAAAACGCAGGGAGTACCTCCTGAAGTGAGGCATTCTTTGAGGCTTCAATTTCCTTATGAAGTTTAACTGCGATTTTCTCTGAACCGAGCAGCTCTGTGATATTGTCTAAACTCAAGTTGTATATTTCGTGTATACCAGTTATGCCGAGTTTTGCAATCGTAGCTGGCCCTAGTCCTTTTATTTTCAGTGTCTTAGCAAAGTGCTCCAATTTTTGTGCGTCCTTACCTGAGCAAGATATATTCTCACAAAACAGAAGATCGTTTTTCCAAACCAACTCGGATGAGCAGCTTGGGCAATTAGTTGGTGCTTCGATTTTCAAGAATTTATATCTCCACTGAAAGAAATAATATTATAAGTGATTTGAGTTAAAATGTCAAGAACTATTTTTTTGTTGGTATGGCTAAAATAATTTCTTTTTTTATTTGAAAACACTCTGTATGTCCACCAAACTTTTGTTTAGGTTTATACCTATACTTTTGAAATTCCTTGTGAAGTGCCTGTTCTAAACACCAGCAGTTATAGATTGTGTCATGATAGGTTTTCTGAATACGAATATCATATCCGTTAAAACCTCTACTGCGCTTTAGTACATCCTTCCAGGTTTTGCCCGTTGCAATTCCAATTTTTAGGCATTCGCGTTCATGTGTGATTTTGTTTACTAAAATGACACAGTATAGAACCCCTTCTTTATCCTTTTCTTCAGGATGATTATTGAAGAACGTCCCAGAGTATTTTCCGATGCTCATTTTCTACTGCACCACACCAATTACATTCTTTGCCTTTTTCTACATAAAAAGCGCCATTAAATTCGCATACGTGTTCCCACATATCTTCTGGACATTTCTTATTAAAAATACGATCCCAGTTTGCGTGCAAGGTTGCAGTATCTACAAACTGAGGTCTGCGGTTGCTTCCTTTACTCATCTTATTGGCCTTTTAAATAATACCACATTATCTGGTATTTCTTTTTTCTCTATAACTTTATTACTCAACATGATAGCCATTTCGCCAGCATAAACTTCGCCAGCTAATTCTACCACGAGTTCATCTTCTAGTAAATTTGTAAGAAGCTCTATCCAAACTTCTACTGCTTTTTTTCTTGATTCAGGTTCAATACTAAAAAATGAATCCATTACTCCAATGGCTCCATTTATTTCTCCTGCGTCATTCTCTGATACAGCACTTACTATAAACACATTTTCTTCCGAAAAAGGCGGATTCATATCTTTCTCACAATTCTTGGAATAATTTCCCCTGAGCGTATAACTTCTACGTCACATCCAATCTCTAGTCCGAGACTTTCAATATAAGCAATGTTATGCAGTGTAGCTCTAGATACTGTGGCTTCACCTATTACCACAGGCTCTAGTATTGCTACTGGAGAAACTACTCCTGATTTTCCTACTTTCCATACTACGTCAAGAAGTTTAGTTATAACTCCTTTCTGACGGACTTTATAAGCATAAGCACCACGAGGATGGTGAGCTGTATAGCCTAGTTCTTCATACTTTTCATTTCTGTCAATACGAAAAACTTGTCCGTCTTGAGGAAACTCTGACCAGTCAGATGAAAGGACAGTATTAAATCCCTGCCCTTGCAGCCATTCTATATCTTGATACCAGTAATCTCGTCTTTTTGGCTGAATGTCATACGCAACAAAAGTAAGTGGACGAGTTTTAAACTCATTCAAATCTTTTAGATTTAAAGAACCAGAAGCCAGGTTTCTAGCGTTTGGAATATCTTTTGGACATACTACTTCGCCAGTAATTTGTATTTCTCCAGATCTACTAATTATGTTAGGAACTAGAGTGGCTATCTTTTCTGTAATATCTATTCCTTTCTTCCCATTGCCTCTTGTTAGCGCAAGAACTAAATTACCGTCAGAATATCTAATAGATATAGCTGCCCCATCGAGTTTGGGACTTACTAGTATAGTATTTAATAGCCCTTGAAAAGGATTCTTGTCTCCTTCATATACTTTTTGTAGGCTATACATCTGATACAAGTGAGAGAATTTAAAGTCTGATGAGTAACCAACACTATCAAATTGATGACGTTTAGCTAACTCATCAAACTCCTCGTCACTAATAATTGGGTTGCCTTCGTAATAGGCTCTAGATGCCTTTTCAAGAAATTCTTTCATTATAAATTCTCAGTAAGAAAAAGACCATTATACAGCCTTTCTATAAAAAAGTCAAGAATTATTTTTGGTAAGAGTCTCGTATGATCTCTGAAAAGTATTCCTCTATTACTTCTTTGTTTTCTGCTAAGGAAAGTATTTCTGATATTCCACGAAACAATTCTTTAGAAGTTTCTAACTCTAGCGGTATGTGAATTCCTTTGTTTGTAGGTTTCCATTCCTCGTCAAAGTCTTGATAATATTCTCTAAAGTGCAGATATTCAATGCCATTAAACTCTGAAATAGTCATACGAATTTGTTTGTCACCCTCAAAATATATTATCTTAGAATATATCTCTTCACTCATCGTTCGTTCCTCAGTATATTAGCCAAGGGAACGA